GGATACGCGCGGCCCATACTCCGGTGACGTCCGCTGCCTTGAGAGATAGCGTGTATTTTCCCGGTGGAAGCGGGAACTCAAAATCCTGCCAGAAAGCGTGAGTTGTTGACGACGCTGTTACCGTAGAGGTGAGTTTCACGCCACCGGAAATCGGCGCTGCGCTGCACTTCCCGGGAGAATACCATCTGTCGACCGTGTAGCCGGAGGTGTATTCAGCCTGCCCGCGCTGATTTATACGGAAATCCGGATTTATCAGCAGGTTCGGATTGCTGTAATTCACCGCGTTCCACGCTGCCTTTTCAGTGGCGGTAACGTGGATATCCGCGTTTCCTTCATGAGCTGCAATCGCGCCGCGAGCAATTTCGTCCACACCGCCCTCGCCGCTTGCCGATGTGGACGTCTTAAAAGGGCATGCTGTGTAATCGCTCCCTATGAGCATCACTGAGCCTGTGCCGAGCAGGTACACCGCTCCGCAGGCTCCGTATATCGCCGCTGCCTGTCCCGCCGGAATGCTGACTACTCCGTCAGCTCCCGCTGTAACGCCCGGAGCAGTGGACGCGTACACGGTAGCCGTGCCGTCGTTCCTGAGCCAGGCGTTTGTGCCGCCGCTGTAATCTGCCCTGATTTCCTCGCCGGTGAGGACGATTGTTTTTGATGTCATGATTTATCCCTCCAAAAGTACCTTTTTGCCGTTAACATAAATTGTATCTCCGGTGAACGACAACATGTTGTTGCCTGCCTGGAAATTTAAACCGCCTGAGCTGCCGGTGATGTGTATTCCACCGCCTTTTATGTCCAGACTGCCGCTGCCGTGATCATCTCCGACATAAATATTCGTACCGCTGCCGCCGCTGATTTTTATACTGCCATATTCGACCTCGATCGCACAGCCTTGCATACCATTTGCGTCCGTAATGCTTAGCCCCAGATACTTCAGCTTTTGCGACCACATTAGCGATAGCTGTTTATCACCGTCAACGCCTTGCGCTGTTATCTGAGTAATGTCGCTGTCCTTGTCTTTGGATAAATAGGCGCATGCGGCGCTGCCGTTCACGTCGTGCAGCATGCCGTCTCCTCCTGACTGGCTGAGCTGCTTCCTCAGCTCGTCTATCTGCTTTTCTGTCTGGGATTTGGGCTGCGTGCGCTGCCTTGATTCTGTAGAAGTCTCCGCAGAATAGGCCGTCGCCACGGATTCCTCCACTGCTGACAGGGACGAGGGCATGCTGCATTTTATTGTGTGCTGCCCCCGGTACCTCCAGATCTGCGAGGTTATCATACCGGTCGCGTATCCCCGGTCGGTATCAATAGCGCCGCCCCGCAGCCGGACATAATCCCCGATCTCAAGAGCAGGGTCGCCGGTGAAGCTCGAATCAAAAACGCGGTTCAGGCATTTGTACATCTGCAAAAGCTCGTTGTTGAGCACCCCCGCGACAACGTCGTCGGAAAGCTCCGCAAGCAGCGGATTTTCGTTCAGTTCCATGACCGCGAGCTTCTCGCTGCCGCCCGCTGATATCTCACTTGTGGAGTACACCGCAGCGCCGTTTCGCCTGGTGAACAGCTTCGCAATGCAGGTCGTATCGTCAGAGAAATCCGTATTGAAGCGGATATTCCCGGCTATTTCACGCACCGGGACTATTACTCCGCCGTCGTTCCTCTCACATGTGAGCGGCACGAATTCCAGCTCGTTGCTGCGGCTGATTCTCGCAAACGAAGCGGTCATCATGCCTACATACATCAGCAGGTCGCGTTCTGTCTGGATACGCGCCGTGTTTATCTTCGCGGTCTGCGCCGCGTTCGGCAGCGCTTCAAACGCCGTCTGTGTCATTCCGAAGCTTAACCCGGCAGCAGTACACGCGCCGCACACAAGCTCATACAGCGTGCCGGAGCGCTCGGTCGCCTCCACATCGAACAGTGCCATTCCATCGAACGCGGAAAGCGTTACCGTGTCGTTCCGGCGCTTTATCGACGAGCCGTCCACATAGAAGCGCCCGAGCGGCACCGTCTCGGACTTCGCAGCCTGCATATCGCTGTCGTGGTACAGAATGAACGCGAGCCGTATCGCCGCACCGTCAAGGTCGCTGGTTTTCCCCGCGAAGCCTTTAAGGGAGCAGGAAAGCTCCCCGGAGTACACCCCGCCGGGGCGGAAGTCCCCGCGGCCGTTCATTTTCTGCGTTATAGAAAGGGAACCGGCGGCAATATTGTCGTCGGTCAGGTGAATTATAGTGCCGTCCCGGAGCCTTGCCGCGCCGCTTATCCCGGTGTACCGGACCGGCGCTTTTATAAGCTCCCTATAGGTATCTGAAACATTGTACATATCAATACTCCGTGAATGACGTGGTGAAGCTCCACCAGCTCTTTTCCGGGTCGGAAGGCTCCCAGCGGAGCACCTCCGGTTCTCGGCTCGGGTCGGCGTAGCACTCCATCGTGCTGAACTGAACGTCGGCGGGCTGGTTGATGTCGAAGAACCTGACCTGTATCTTCGGGGGCTTGATAGCCTCGCGTATCTTCCGCAGGTCAGGGGTCTGCACTATCCAGGTGAACGACATCTTCCGGACGTCCGACCTGATGATGTCGCGGGTAGCGTACATTGATTCCGACCGCCCGGAATTTTTGCTGTCGTAGTCCTTATAGAGAGGTTTGAAGCTGCTCGGCGTGGGCATTTCTACGCCGTCTATCTTGATTATCGAGGCGGTTTTCTCGGACATAAGTACCTCCTTTCGGGCAAAAGAAATGCGCCCTTTTTCAAGAGCGCAAAATATGCAATTGAGATTCACAAACCCACGCAGGTGCGAATGAGCGTTGCAAATAGCGGGAACATCGCTATAATCCCCAGAATGAGGAAGAAAGTTGTCGCCGCTTTTATTGATGTTACGTCCTTTGCCTGCTTTGTTGCAAGCTTTTCGACCTTCTGCTGACTTTCAAGCAGCGCAGCGAGGTTCATGTTGATAGCCGTCATAGCTGCCATAGTCTGTTCTTCCTGTGTGAGCGGAATTACCCGGGGCGTTTTCGGAGCAGCGTCCGGTTTCTGTAATTCAGGTGTCATTGTGATTCCTCCTTTTTATTCCTTTCGGATTTAAATAGATTATATCACATCACATTGCAAATGTCAATATCCGTTTGACCTGGTCTGCTCATTATTCTGATACTGCGTTACGGTTTCGCCTAATATCTGCCCATCAAGAACAGTGTAATTGTGGATTTCAAACACCTGCTTGGTTTCGTCTGCCGTTAGCGGTCTGATGTCGCCGCTGGAGGCGGCCAAACCGCCGGGCATGATAGCAGCCATGCTCTGCGCAGACGAGTAGTCCGCGTAATCGTAGCCGCGCATTTTGCCAGAAAAACTACCGGCGCTGTAAGTTTCAGGCGAATATTCAGCGTTATCAACTCCGCGCATTCTTCCGGAGCCCCAGCCTTCCTTGTGTTGAGTGCTGTAATCCATTGGTTCAGGATTAAGCTGCTCATAAATCCACGAACCTATGCCCATCCAAAACTCTTTCCAGGCTTCGCCAAATTCACCCATCCACCCGGTGAGAAATCCATTGATATCCTCAAGCCAGTTCTGAATATCCGTCAGCGCCATATACCGGTCGTACTCGCTGTTGTTTTCGCCAAAAGCCCGGTACATCGTGCTCCCGACGCCCGTCCAGAAATCTGACCAGTCATCGCCGAAAAGCTCCCTGACCTTTGAATCAAGCACTCGCAGGCTGTCCAGCTGCGTATCGCTGTTGAAGTTAAAACCGTCAAGGAATGTTGCAAACCCCGTTCTGATATCTTTAAAGGTATCTCCGAAGTTCTTTGCAAGCCCATCAAGGCTAAAGCTATTTGTTTTTTCGCTGAGTTCATCAAGATTGCCTGTAACGCCTGCGAGATCGTCGGTCAGTCCTGCGACAGAATCCTGCGCGGATTCTGCGCCGTCAACTATCGCACTGAAATCTACACCCCCGGTGCTGCTGCCGGAATCGAATATGTTCAGCGTGTCGATGTCCGCGAGCTTTTTCTCGGCAGTATCCGCACTCTTGCCCAGCCCTGCCATGCTGTCAGAAAGGCTGTCCGTGCTTTCGGCTGCCTTGTCGGCTCCGGCGGCGGTATCCTCCATCGCAGCGCCTTCTGATTCGTTCATCTCCCGGGCGGTCGCTCCGACCGAAGCCACGATAGACAACAGTCCCGCCAAAATAACGAGCCACCCCGCCGCAGCCTTCATGATATTTGCGCGCTTTGCTTCCTTCGGAATGAGGATATTGAGCAGGCTGTTCCATTTCTCATTTGCGGCAGTCCACAGGGCATGCGCCTTAGTCGCCGCCGGGATCGCTACAGCGGCGCCCACAGCTATCCCGAGCATTGTTTTCGCGCTCGGTGACATGCCGAGCAGGTACTGACCCGCGCTGTTCAGCCCCTCGCCGAGCGATACGACGAGCGGGGATATCGCTTCCAGCCCGCCGCGCGCCATCGTCAGAAGCGAAGTCGCGGTCGGCAGGAGCTGTGTTCCGAGGTCGGCGGTCATGTTCTCAAGCTGCGCCTTTGCGGTCGTCAGCGAGCCGGAGAATGTGTCGTTTTCCCGGGCGTAGTTCCCGGCGGCGTACTCCGTCTTGTCAAGGAACATCTGCATTGCCGCGCTGACCTTCTGCTGCGTGGTTTCGAGCTTGCCGAGCCCCTTTTCCTGCGCGTACGCCTGGAGGGTCGTGTCGTTCATGGCAACCCCGAGATTGTCCATCATCGTAAAATTGCCCTTTGCCGCGCCGGCGACGGCTTCCATAGCGTCCTTGACGTCAACGCCCATGATGGAAGCCACATCGGAAGCCCTCTGCATGACCTGCTGCGACATCGCCGAAGCGTACCCGGTATCGAAGCCGGAGCCTTTCAGCAGAGCGCCCATCTTGTTTGCCTTCGCAAGGTAGTCGGATTCCGACAGTCCCATGTCCTTGTACGCGGTTGCAGCGGCTTTCCTCATGGATTCCGCATGCTCCGAGAACACGACCTCTACACCGCCGAGCTGCTGCTCAAGCTCGCCGCCGGACATTATGCTGTCGCCGATTATCTTTCCGATACCGAGCGCCGCAAGCTTGTGCCCGAGATTCGTGAAGAAATTCCCGATATCATCGGTGGAACGTCTGGACTGCTCCTCCAGGTCGTCCAGCCTTCCTATTACATCGCTGATAGCTTCGTTGAACTTCCGGTCGTTCGCGGAAATGACTATGTTCAGCTCCTCAACGGTCATGACCCGCCTCCTCTCTGTAATGCTGATTGTGGACGGCCGCTATCCTCGCCATCGCCGCCTGCGAGCGCTTCCATGCCGGAGTATCGTCCTGCATGAGCGCACCGAAATGCCGCTCCGGAGTCTGCGGGAAGCTCCTCGGAGCATTCGTAGCAAGCCCGGTCAGGTACGCCGTATGCCAGGCGAACACCGCGCGGCTCCGGGCTTCATCAGTGCGGCGCTTCACGGCGGAGCTGTTCAGGTCGCAGAGCTCCGCCGGGGTGAGGTCGTAGAACTGCTCCGTATAAGCGCCGCAGTCTACCGCCGTTTTTCTTAGCTGGGCTATCAGTTCCCCCGCGCTGCACGGTCGAGGAGCTGCCCCTGGATTTTTTTTGCGGCTTCTACTGCCGACTTCGCAATGAATCCGCCGTTCTTCAGCGCGGTCATGACGACCTCGGACGCGTCCTCTATGGTGCCGCCGTTGTCGACGAACTCGTCGTACGCGTCGCATGCCTCGCTATGCGAGATATCTGCGCCGCATGCGATGAACCGCGTCAGCACTCCGACCCTCTGGCAGCGGGAAAGTCCCAGCAGCAGGTCGCAGTCAAGCTCGGATTCGAGCTTCTCAGCCCGGCGCGCAGTGAAGCGCAGCTCAAGGCTCTTTTCATCAGATATTTTCAGATATGCTCCCGTCATGTGTTACCTCCGTTCCACTCAAGCTTGCTTTCAAGCGTAACGCTGAGAGTGTACTTCATAGCCTCGCCGACATTGCCGCCGTTAATGTAAACGGTGGGCTTGCCCTCCCAGGCGTAGGAAGTTCCGTCGGGATAGTTGAGCTTCCACTTTATCTTCGCGCCAGCTTCCTCAAGCTCCTTGAGCTTTGCGAAGTTCTTCTTTATCATCGTTCCGGCGTCAGGGTCTTTCTCCTTGTTGTAGAAAAACCCGAACTTCATGTCGCTGACGTCAGGAATGCCTCCGATGTAGCGCTCGTTAGCGTCGCGCATGTTCGTCACCTTGACCTTGGGCGGGTCGGCGCCCATATCGGGGTAGCTCTCCAGACCGTACAGCTCAAGCCATGTTGCGCCGTCGTCGGAAGAAAAATCAAGGTGCGTGTCCTTTGTTAAAAGTTCCATAGTTACCTCCTGTAAACTAAACCTGTGTGTTCGTCTATCGCCGCGCTGAACGTCAGCGTGCGGCGGTGCAGTCCGTCCTCCCGGATATCCGCGCCCGAGTTCCGGACGAATCCCCGGGATATCAGCCGCGCGGAGATTTTCAGCGCCGTTTCAGTGCAGCGCTGCAATTTCGTGTCGTATACGTCCACCTGGAACGACACCGCCGCAAGCCGTTCCTCTCCGGAAATTATCGTGCCGGAACCCATGTCCAGCGGCGTGAGTATCGCCAGCGGGAACTCCGGAACTATCTCCGGGTATTGCGGCTCCAGCCGGACGATATCTTCCACCAGCGGCGGAATGATGATGTTGATATCAAGCATTGTCTATAGCCTTTCTCAGTTCCTCCGCGACGATGGCGTATATCTTCTTTTCCTCGTTCTTCCCGACCGCCGCCCGGAGGAACGACTGCGCCCTGTGCCCGTGCGAGGTGTGCCAGTTGCCCTGTTCGTCCTGCCAGCGCCAGAGCAGCTTTGCGGTGTGCGGCACTCCCGGGTCGCCCTGCGTGCCGGTGCCGTACTCCACGAATATCGCGTACTCCTTGTTGGTGCCAACCGTGACTACGCCCGGCGCGAGCCGCTGTACCCGGATACTGTTCCGGAGTTCTCCGGTGTCCACCGGGCAGAGCAGGACGGCATTTCCGCGTATCTTCTCGCCGCCCTTGAGCAGGGCGCGGTCGAGAACCTTTCCGCTGTCCGCGCGGACGGACTGCATTTTCTTGATAAGCTCCCGTATCGTCATACCAGCTCGCACACCGCCTTCCTGACGTTTCCGTAGGTAGTCACCCCTCTGACCTCGTAAGTGCCGCCGGGGAGCTTCACACGGTCGCGCTCGCGGATATCCGTGCCGATATCGCAGAAAAGCTCCACCGAGCGGCTGAACTTCACGCCGTACTGCTCGGCGGTGGCGTTATCGGAGAGCGGCTGGACTTCCGCGCGGATATCGCCGATATGCTGCCATGTGGTTTCAGTGCCGATATAGGCGCTCCTTGCAGTCACCGCGCGGGTCAGCGGGAGCGTTTTAAGTCTGTTCTGAATCAGCCGTATAAAGCACCCCTGCCTTTCTGGGATAGTTTTTCAGCCGCGCAAGAAGCTCCGGCGGAAGTCCGTCGAAGCTCTGGGAAATTCCGCCCTCGCTGCGGGAGGATTCGCCCTCAGCGCCGCGCTTGTTGTACGCTATCACTGCAAGCTGAACCTGCACGGATATCAGCCGCGCCGGTACCTCCTCCCGCCCGATATAGTCGCGGACGGAATCCGCCGCGTCCGACAGCATGGCGGTTATTAACCCGTCCTGCGAATCGTCCGTTATCCCGGCGAGGAGCTTGAAGCGCTCAAGCGGGGTCATGCGCCGACCGCCGCGTCGAATACGGCGGAAGCCGCTACGACCTTATCGTCCACAACAGAAACTACAGCGACCTTGTTTCCGGCAGTCGCGGAGATGATGCCGTCCGCAGGGACCTCGGTGAATCCAGTCGCAGCCGCGCCGAACTTCGGAACAGTGACGGAGCTGTCTGCCTTGTACATCAGCTTTCCGGCGGCGTTGCGCGCGATCTTGAGCCTGCCCCTGCCGGAACCGGCGGCGGTCATGGACGCTCTTATCTCGCCCATAGCGCCGAAGTGAACGCCGACGGAGCACTTCTTGTTCTCGGTGACGAACGCGTCGTAGTACACCAGACCCTCGACAAGGTGACCCGCGATACCGGGAGGATTGTCGTGGATCTTGTATTCTGCGAGCTTCTCCGGGGAGCACACAGATTCGCCGTAAGCGATGATGAACGACGCGCCGGCGGGCATTCTGCTCTTGGGAACAGCTACTATCTTAACACCGTCAATGTCGCCGACCTGCCCGGTGATGAGCATGTTCTGCGCAAGCTCGGAAGCCTTGGTGTAGCCGTCGCACTGCTTTATCGCATTGAGGAACGCGTTGGAAACGTACGCCACTCTGCCGACCGCAGGCACCTCGTCGTCGCTGATGGCGCTGTTTATCGCGAGAAAATCACTGTACGCAGTGGAGTTGCTGGTAGTGCTGACCGCTACGTGCTCAGCCTTGTTCGCGGCGGTCTTAAAGCGGTAGGCGTCCACCTCCGGAATAACTACCTGGTCGAGCTGTCTGCGGAGCGCCTTTGCCGCGTCGCGGATACCCGCCGGGGAATCCACCGCGTTGGTGGCGTCGATGGTGAACGTGAACGAACGCTTCTGAGTGAGGGTCAGCTCCTCGGTGGTGTCCTCCAGCTCCTCGGGGTTGCCGTAGCGGTTGGAGCCTGTCGCCTTGTAGTCGTTCATTTCAGCGGTTCCCATGCTGTAGACCTTGACGGTCTGTGCTCCGGTGAATTCGTACTTCCCGCCCGCCATCGAAGTGGTGAGCGCTCCGAGCCTGAATACTTCGTCGACCTTGTCAGAATACTTTGTTGCGAGATTTACTGCCATTAAAATTACCTCCTGTTAAACTCCCAGTCCGTCAAGGAATGGGTCCTTTGCGCCGGGGTCGCCCTTTTTCGGGGGAGCTCCGGCTAACTTCTTTGCTACCTCCGCGCTGACTGCGTCCGTGAAAGCCTTTGCGACTGCCGCCGCGCTGGTTTCGATACCGTCGGGGTCGGAGATGTCCACAGCCCCTACCATAGCGGCGGGGACGTTCTTCTCCGCGAGGTACTCCTTTGCAAGGGCGGTGCGCTCCCGCTTCGTCAGAGCGGCTTCGCGGTCTGCGAGAGCCTTTTCCTGCTTCTCGCGCTCATGCTTCGACTTTTCGTCTGCTGTCATAGCAGCTACGCGCTCAGCCTCCGCCTTTTCGTCCGCAGCTTTCTTCTCCCAGCGCTTCTGGCGCTCCGCGATGATCTTGTTGAGCTCTGCCTGGGTGAACGTCTTTTCAGCGGGCTTTTCCGGTTTGTTTTCCGCCTCCGGCTCGGGCGTAGATACGTTGTTAGGGTCACCTCCACCGCTTAAAGCTGCGCCCTGCTCCTGTGTGGTCTGGGTTGTCTGTTCGTCTGCCATTGTTGTTACCTCCGTTTAACGTCCGTATGACTATTTTCCGCGCGCAGTTTAACGCCTTGAGCGTGTTTCGGGCAATAAAAAAGCGCCGTGCATTGCTGCATAGCGCTTAATTATTATGTTACTGTTTTAAAACAAGCACCTGTCGATAATCTCTTTACCTCTGAGCTTATCTATCCATTCACCGGGTATACCATCCATGCCGTATGCGATTCCGGCAAGTCCTCCGGTAACAGCTCCGACAGTATCGGTATCGTCACCGAGGTTCACAGCTTTTAGTACCGCGTCCTTGTAATTATCGGTCGTTGCAAGGCTCCACAGCGCAGCTCTGAAAGTATCGACTACATATCCGCTTGACTTTATTTCAAATTCGGTGAGTTCAGCCAGTGCGGCTGTTTCCTTGCCCAGGTCAGTAAGCGCGTCTTTGAGCGGCATACCGTTCAGCAAAGCCCTCGCCAGTCCCACACACTTGATACAAATGCTCTTTGACAAGGTATGTGCATGAGTTATCGCAGACACTTCACCGATAAGCTCGTCCTCTGCGTTTGTGAACGCAAGCGGCAGTATTCTCATAAGCGAGCCGTTGCCGTTTGAATACTCGCTGTCTTCGCCTTTGCCGCAGCGCAGCGCCTTGGCGGTTGTATTCCCCACGTCAAATACCACGTTATCAACTGTGTATTCTGCGTTATAGAGCCATTGACGGAATCTGTTCCGGATATCGTCGCAGTCGACCCTGCCAAGCACCCTTATTGAATCGCAGGTTGCGAGCGTCATGCTTGTGTCGTCAGACCATGTACCGGCAGGCTGATTATGTGAACCGTATCCGGTCATTCCGGTCACATGAAAAGAGCCGCGCTTCATAAACTCCACCGGAACACCAAGCGCGTCGCCGACAGCCAGTCCGTAGACGGCTGATTTCAGTTTGTCGTTCATGATAGCACCTCTATTCTTTGGAGTAATTCGGGCAATTATCACCCTGCCATAACACCTCATTCGGCTTGGCATTAGGGTACTCATATATTTCGCAATTTCCGTATGCAGACCGGTCAAAACTTTCGCCGTTAATAGTGATAGGCCGAAGCCTGAAAATGCAGTCCCTGCACTGGATATTGCCGGAAGGAACCGTGGTACTCCACGGCTCTTTTTCCCATCTAGGGTTTCTGCTTTCAGCCATTCATACCACTCCCTTTCTTACGGCTGATTAACGACCTCAATATCAAAGAAAATATTGCTCCCTTGCTTATCGACCTTCGTAATGCGGAATTCAGTTCCTCGCTGAATTATCGTTTCAAATTCACCGCTGAAACTTGTTTGTCCGCTTAGTCCGTCCCAGTTCTGGCCGTGCCCTTGCCCAAAAGCTGAAAACGGCTCTGCATAAAGCATTTTAGTGCCTTTCGGAGCATAAACATTGAAAATATACCCCGAAAAGCCTGCGCCCTTTGCGCTGCCGCATGACACAAACGCTTCGTCCTTGACTACCTTGCCGACCAGCAGGTTATTCAAATCGCTTTGAGAAGCACCTGTCAGCACCGTTTCCGGAATTTGCAGGAACGAAGCAGCGCCAGATGATGTACCTATACCACGATTGAGCCAGATATCGAAGTTATACTGAGAACGGTCAATCAGGTCAGTGAGATGCTTTATCGCACTTTCGCTACCCTCGTTATCAAGACTGACATTTCCAACACCCTTGTAATTATACCAGTTTCCATCGTATCCGCGAAGGGGACGATTAAAGCTTCCGGAACCTGATGTATACTTCCATGCCGCCTGACGTTCGTCGGAGCTTGCTGCCTGCCACACTGTGCCACTTTTCGGACGAAGCGCAGCGTCTGCTGAAGCCTTTTCGTTGCCCTTAAACCAATACGCCGCATTCTTCCTCGATTGAGAATATGCGTCCGGTGCAAACGAAGCCGAACTGCCGCTCTTTGAAGCGAGTTTCGTGAGCTGTGACTGCGCCTGATTCTTTGTTGCCTGCAAAGCGGCATATTTCTTGCCTTGGGTTTCAAAATCGTCCAGCTCATTCAGCAGCGCCTGCCATTTTGCCTTGTCAGCGGGATTTGAAGCAAGCTGCTGATTGAAATAATCCTTCTTGACTTGAATTGTGCTCTGCTTGGCGCTATAGTCGGCGGCTGTAACAGGATTCTTCCATATATTATTATACTGCTTCTGTGCGATTTTGTCAATATCTTGCTGGGCTCCGTTGATTATATCAAGCAGCTTCTGTTTCTTTTCAGCCTTGGTAACTGTCTTGGTTTTTGGCAGAACTACTTCATCGCTCTCGCCGCACACCTTGCAATTCCGTACTTTCAGCCCTTCTGAAACGGAAGTAGGCTTGGTGACTATCTTGTACTTACCGAATTTATGCCCTGTTGCGGGAATATCATCGGTGTATGTATCACCGCAGCGTGTGCAGCAGTATTCTGTAAAGCCCTTGTCAACGCAGGTCGGCTGAACTGTTTTGACTGCCTCATAATTATGACCGAGCGGCTGAGTTTCGGCGTCCTGATAACTGTCGCCGCATACGCTGCACTTGTGAAGCGTGTACCCCTTTTCGGTGCAGGTCGGCTGTACAATGGTATCGACATATCTGTGCCCGGTGGCAGGAACAGTTTCAACTTCGGTCTTGCCGCAAACAGCGCATACCTTTTCACGTTTCCCATCTTCTGTACAGGTCGGGGGCGTTTCGCTCTTATCAATGAAGTAATGCCCGTTCGCACAAGGATCTTTGCGTTTTCCGATCTCCGGAGCAGGTCCTTTCATGTTTTCAGAGGTGGATTTATTGTCCACAAACTCCCTCCGCCACTCCTCATAGCTCATATTCGCAGGCACCTTAACGGTATTCCCGTCCTTATCCTTAGCCCGGCGCTCCAGACCTGCAAGTTCCTCGTCGCCGAAGTCCGCGATGGTGGTCGAGCGGCAGAACGGGTGCATGGGCGGGTAGTTCGTGCCGGGCTTTGCCTTTGCGAGGTCGAACACCTTGCCGTCCAGGGCGGCGCAGCATTCGCAGGTGCGTGAATCAAGCGTAGCAACGAACCTATAGCGGTCGATTCCAGCTTCGGAATATGCGGACTTCTGCGCGGCATTCGCGACATATGCGCTCTCCGTCCGGACTATGCGCCGTGCGCAGAACGCGTTCACCCCGAACTGCTCCTGAAATATCCGGGCGGTCTTTTCGCCGGAACGCCCCGACAGCATACTGACGAGAAGCTCGCTTTTGAGCCTAGCCGTCATGCCGCTTACGTCCTTCCAGATACGCTGTGAGTAATTCCCGCCGACCCAGTTTGAACGTAATATCCTGTCAACGTCCTGCTGCGAAAAATTCGCGAAGCTGAACCCCAGCCCAGTGCCTTTCTGTATGCTGAAAATCTCCCGGTAGTAGCTGTCCTCCGCGACATTCCGCAGCGCGGACGTAACGTGCCGGTTCTCTGTCTTGTACAACTCCCGGCAGCGGCGGTTGATGTCCTTGTTCAGTTCCTCAATACGGGTAATGCGGTAACGGTACGCTCCGGCGCTGTTTATCGCATTCAGGAGCGCTTCGCGCCGTTCCGGGTCGCTTACTTGCTGAGCCGCCTTGCGTAAACGCTGGAGCGCCGAACCGTCCCCTCCGGCGGCGTTCAGTATCTTCTTGGCTTCCGTTTCCGAAACGCCGAACGCCTGCATTCCGCGCATGACCGCCTTGACTTCCTTTTCGAGATACGCGGAGGTCTGCTTTATCGCCGCGTTCATCTCGGCGGCGGTTTCCTCGGCGGAACCCATTCGGTCGTACATGTCCTGAGCGGCGCGGCGCTCCCAGTAATCACGGCTGTTCATCGGTCATATCCGGCGGGAGGTTCGGGAAATCGTTCTGCTGCTCCCTGACCTTCTCGGCGGCTCCCTCGGGGTCGTCCACAAAGGGCAGAAGCCCGAGCAGTATCTCCCGTGGAACCATGTCACGCAGCTCGGAAACAAGCTGTGCGACCTCGGTTTCGTTGACCGGAAGCGCCCTGGTAAACTGTATCGAGATATCCCGGCTGCTGATAGCGGCTTTCCCGGTGGTGCTCAGCCAGTTGCAGAGAAGCCGCAGGCGCTCCTTCAAACCCTCCCGGAAGTAGCGCTCCTTGATTTTCGTTATCTGCTCAAACCCGAGGAGCTTATAGCGCATTGCAACGCCGGAAGCGTTCCCGCCGAAGCTCTCGTCGCTCATGCAGGGGACGTTCGCGAACTTGTGTATATCCTGCTCCAGCGACTTGCGGAGCACCTCCACGCTGTTCTCGTCGAACTGCCGCGTCAGCCATTCGGCGGAGCTGTCTGCGTCGAGCTCCAGCAGGCCGTTCTCCCGGAGCGCCTTGTAGCTTTCGGATTTCTCGTCGTTATCGTCGCCGAGGACTGAACCTTTAATAAGCAGTATCGCCTCGACGAACTGCTCCTTGTCATTCACTCGGTCACTCTGGAGCGTGTTGTACGCGTCAATGAGCGACAGAACAGGCTCAAAGTCGCTACCGCAGGTGGAGTTATTGTAAATCTCGATGAGCGGCACGCCGCCCATTCCGTGAGGTCTGCTCTCAGCCCCGCCCGCGACAGAAAAGCCCGTGTCGGTCGTGAAATGCATGACATTTTCAGTATCGCAGAGATACACGGAATACCCGGTATCCTGGTTCGTAACGCTGTCGTGGAGCTTGTAATAATACACCCCCGCGACCGGCTTCTGCCGCACCGTGTCGTCGTAGATAACGAACGCCTGGCGCGGATCCGGGGAATACAGCCGGGGCTGTCCGTCCTCGTCGGTGTAGATGAACTCGTACGCCGCGCCGAATATGCTTGCCTTCTGCGCAAGGTCTATGTCCTGAGTGTCGCTGTCAGCGGCTCTCAGAAGCTCCAGAAGCGGCTCTATGCCCTCGCCGGAATACTTCACCGGATTGCCCGCAAAGTAGCCTACACAAGTGTCTGAGATGTATTTCGCGTGATTGCAGACGAGCTTGTTATTTGCGAGCACGGAACGCTTCTTCCGGCCGCATATCGGGTGATTTCCCTCGTAGTAGCGCTCCAGCGCGTCGTATCTGACGTGCGTGTGCGAGGTATGCTCCTTGATAAATTTGCAGGCGACCTCCGGCGTGACCCGGGTGTCTGCGGATATAGTAAAGGGCTTTATCATCAGTAAATGCCCAGCTCCTTTCTGTTGCCGATTCTGGCTTTCCTGCGCCCTATGTCGTTTTCGAGAGCGTATCTCACCGCGTCTATCGAGTGGTTATCCTTATCCGGGAACTCGTCCCGGAAGCCGCCGTTTCCGTCCGGGATAAGCTCATACCCGCAGAACTCGCGCTTCGCGTTCGGGCAGGTCACCGGGTCGATGACTATTTCCGCGAGGTTCTGGAGCCAGGTTATGCCGTGCTCGACTGACCCCGCGCCTTTCTTCACGGCGGTGATTTTCAGCCCCCTGGCGCGGAGTTCGTCGTTGCTGCGCGGGTCGGCGGATTCGGCGTATATCGCGCCGTTCAGCGGGTTTTCTGCCTTTATCGCTTCCGCGAGCGGATCGTACTTTATGCCGTAGCGGTAAATCTCACCGAATATGTACAGCCGCCCCTTTTCAAGGGCGCAGACAACGTATGCGGTCGGGTCGGCGGCGTAGCCCCAGTCCAGGCCGCGGTGGATATGCGCGAACCCGGCGCGTTCCTCCGGGGAGATGGCGCGAACCGTGATGTTCGGGAACACCTCGCCGCCGGTGCCGGTGACCTCTCCGAGATACTCGTGCGCGTAGGCAGTGGGGTTGTTCCTGCGGAGGTATTCCGCTTCCGCGAGGAACTGCTCCCCGAGCCATTCCGGAGGAACTCCGCGATAATCGCTGTGGTGCACCAGCTTATCCGGCGCGGGGACTGTGACCTCTGCGTTTATCCAGTTGCGCTGGGACTTCGGCGGGTTATAGGTGTAGAACACCGTGAATTTACTGCCGCCGCGCAGCAGCGACTGATTTATCGTGCGTATCTCCTCGATCCCCGCGAACTCGTCCGCTTCCTCGTACCAGACGTACTTTATGTACCCTTTGTGCACCTTCGTAGATTTGAGCTTCTTCGGCTTGTCCGCGCCCCGGAACAGTATCCGCTGTCCGGTGGGAGTGTACACAAGCTCCAGCGGCGACAGCTTCGCCTGCCAGAGGTGGGAAACGCCGAGCTTGTCTATCGCCCAGAGGAGCTGCTCGTATACGCTGTCCTTGAGGTACAGCCCGACTTTGCGGATCACTACGGCGTTCGCCTGCGGATCCTTCATCATGCCGAGGGGTATTTCCGCGCCGACAAACGAGGACTTTGTAGAGCCGCGCCCGCCTTTCAGCCAGTAGTGCGTGTGCAGTCCGGCGGCAATGTCGCGATGGAGCGCGTAGAACGGAGGCGACACGATGTCGCGAAGATTAACCATCTGGGATATCGTCCACGATCTGGACTACGCCGCTGCCGGAAACGTTCACCTTGTCGGTGAACAGCCCGAACCGCTTACCGAGGAGTTCAGCGGCTTTCAGGCGCTCGCGCTCGTCCGGGGGCTTCGTGATCGTCCGGGCTTCGGAGCAGCCGTCGCCTACGCTCTCGACAACGACGACGGAAGCCTCACTCTCTCCGCGCAGCACCGCCGTGAGGTACTCCATGACCTCGGCGGCGTCGGCGGTGCGCTCGTTGTGCAGCTGTTCAAGGCGCTCGTCGAGGTAGGCTCGAATGCTAACATTTCCTAACAAACGCGCCGAAGCTGCTCCGGCTGCTTTGTCTGATTTCACTGCTGGATATGCGGCTTTATACGCGCGGGTCCCGTTCAGATCTATCAGATATTCGTCGCAGAAACGCTTCTGCTTTTCAGTCATGGTGGTTCCTCCTTTCGGCATAGAAAAAGCGCCCGGGCGATTGCTTCGGGCGCTTTTCAGTATTTCATGATATTATTATATCACGTTTTTTGAAAAAATGGTTACCCTTTTTTCAGCCGGGCAAGATTCCAGAAGAATTTCATGCGATACTCATAGAACTGCCGCCGACCGCACGGAACATTCCCGAGATACTCGAACGGAAGCCCCTCTGTGACTGCTTTCTTGATGTACTTCCGCATAGGCTCAGCGGTGGTCTGTTCAAGCGCCTGGTCTATCTTCTCGATATCCTCGCGCAGCCGCATAGCCTTGTCGGAACGCTCCTGCACAGGGTCGCTGATATGATTGCCCTTAGCAGCTCCGGTGCTGTCGTAGTTCACGGCTGATATTCCGTAGCAGTCCGCGATTTCCCGGCAGATGTCGTTGTACTGACGGCACAGCCATTTCAGCTCATTGTATACGTTTCGGTCTATCCGGTAGCGGTCATATGCTTTAGTGTTCATTGGTATCAGCCCTCCTGTTCCATTTGTCTGCGGCTTCCTGCATAGTTTCGCTTGCGCTATGTTGCCTGATTTCGTATGCGCAATTAAATATATCACTGTGTGAAACATAATAGCTCACGAAGCTGTTTTCCAGACACTCCAAGCGCATAATAATCGCCTTACCCCCGCAGAACGGGCAGGGCTTCAGACCAATTTCAGACATCTGTGTCACCTCCATTCCAGCCAGCACGAAGCTGACAGTTTTCGCATTCCGGCATATCCTTACCAGTACACAGCGGGTATGGATTGTTTCCCTCCGGCGTAAAGCATTCAGGGTTTTTATTCATGATGTTATCACCTCCGTCCATATCGTTTTCAGAAATCTCATGCCAGGTTAGAGGGCAGTCCCTGTAAAAACAATCTCTCGGCTCACCCTCGTCAGCTGCGCCACGCTGGCATTTGTGATTTTTCATGCTATAGTATGGGCATTCCCCGCAGCAGCCGATTTTAATTTCAATGACCCTCGCCATTTGCTCCGCCTCCGTTCAATTTAACCCGCTTTTCCCACCATGCGGCTGCTTGCTCTTTTGTCGCAAATCCATGTTCTGCAAGATATTCCTCCTGCGGAGTGTTCAGGTCATGCCCGTGTATTCCGTCATTAAGGCAATATCTCGGACAGCCTATAGACCAGCCAAACCAAAAGCCGTCAACCGTGTCACCGTGAAGATACGCCTTTGCTCCGCATACAGGGCAGTTCGGAAGCTGCTTCACAATTTCTTCTGGTGCTTCTTCGTCCTTTCGAACGAACACTACATCTACGTTATTCATTGTTCTGCCGTCCCTTGCCGTCCATTTTAGCGCCACAGTTCGGGCAGTAGCGGTGAGAACACATAAACGCGTCCCATAAGCCCTTTTCTGCTTCCTCCTCGGTTGCGACTTCGTATTCAGTTTTACAGATACTGCACGCCGCAAAAGTGTAATCTTCGTCAATGTTCAGCCACTCGCCAGAAGCGGGTTGATTCTGTTGCTCAGGACGCACAAACGATACCGCTGTAAGCGCGTCGTTTACTCCACGCTCATAATAATTCGCACAAGCATTGGCTTGTTCCTGTTCCAAACGGCGCCGTTTGTCGTTCTCTGTGAGCAGGCGGTCTTTAATTTCTTTTAATTTTTCGTTAGTCATTTCGCGTCCTCCTTTACACCAGAGCTGCAAAAAGAATTTTCCTTAACGCTCGCTCCCCATATGCAGCAGAAGCCATATCCGTCAGCCTTTCGTGTTCCCCAGTGTTCGCATTCCTTACAGCGCACCACCGGCGCGACATCGGCGGCAGGCTCATAGTCAATAACCTGGTCGATTGTCGCGGCGATAAACATCGGGCAATTTTCGTCGGAGCATACGTCCATTAACACCTTTCTTATGCTTTCGCGGTTTATGTATTCACTCATTCCTTGCACTCCTTTCCGAGCCATTCCGCCAGCAGCTACTTATCCCTGCCGCATATCACTGCCACCGAACAATCATCTTCGTCCGTAATCTCCATAAGACTGTCCGAAATGATATCCGCTACCTCTTTGTCCTCGTACTCGGAAAACCCGAGCGCCCATGCAAGCTGCTCACGATTAGTCATTCCCGCTCACCTCCATTGCGTTTCAAAGCTTTTTGAGCAGCCACAGACACAGTGTTATCGGCAACGCTACCGAGATATTTGTCGCAACTTCTGCAATAGGCTTTACCGTTGTAAGCTCTGCTTTTGTAATTCAGCCCATCATACATGAGTTCATTTTCTGCCTCTGTGCCGTCAAAATACTCGTTATAACGTATCACACCATAGACATATTCTTTGGTGTAGTATTCCGAGCCGCCACAAAACGGGCATTCGGTTAAGTCGGAAAACTTCATTTCCCCATCACCTCCACATAGCGCCATGACTGCGGCGGTCGTGTTAGTCCAAACTCGCTAAGAGCTTTCGGCTTGTTGTAGATTTTCAGTTCTGAGATATGCCAGCCATACAATTTGCCATATCCCGAGCCGCTCCATGCAAAGTCATTAAGTTCCTCAGCAGATACGCAACTGCTTGCTAATATGTCATCCCCATACGGCTTGTTAATGGGGTCGATATTACTTATAGGATAGTACTTGCGGATTTCGTCGCAGACAAATTCTCCAATGACTTTCTGCTCGCAAGGGTTTGAATGCTCCGAATATGTTTTGATGAATACCGGTTTCCCGTGGTAAATTACGCCGTAGTTTTCATCGCCATCTTTCATTACATACATCAACCGGTCTTTACTCTTAGACTGATATATGTAACACTTAAAAGGAGTTTCAATCTTCGGAATGGTCTTGCGCACCTCGACCGTTTTCTTACCGTTCGCGATAAGAGCACACCATTTCGGCTGCACGCTAAGCAGCACTGCTTTTTTATTCATCGCGGTTCACCTCTTTTTGTTTCCCTTGTGCTTCTGCTTCCTGCTCCGGCTCTTCTTAGCCACAAACCTCTTGAAATCACTTTCAGCGCGTGCACGTTCCTCGCTGCGTTCAATCCGGCGCATTGTCTCAGCGATTTCGGTGTATGCGTCTATGAATGCACTAATCACTTTTGCTCACCTCCAGCAGTTCCGGGTTGTAGTTCCGGATTGTCGTAGATGTTGCCGATTACTTCACATCTGCTTGCAATATGGCTGATTTCAGCGTTCCAACCATCAAATTTGCCCCTAAACTGCGCGTAGTCGCTATCGAAGACCACGATATATTCAATACCGAGGTCGTCAATGACATCTCCCTCAAATATCTTTGTTCCGAGCTTATCTTCCAGCCCGGTGAACTGACCGACGGTGCCGGGGTCAACTTTGTACGCTTCACTGTTGATTATACCATTCGTAAGGCTGTCAAATTTTCCTGTCATGATATAGTGTGTATCAAGTACGCAAACGTAGAAGCCCTTGACCCACTCGCCGTTGTCAATCCGCTTCCCACGAAAAAGTATCTCACGCATTTTTCTTCACCTCTACCTCGTCCAGCGCGGCGATTATCACGCTGGGCGTATTTACGTCCGTAAGCTCCAGGGAGTACGTCCAGCCGCCTTTCGCGTACCGCGTGATAACTCCCGATATCCTGCACCGGGAGGTTATCCCCATGTGCGTGTGCAGGACTACCGCGCCCTGCTCCGCCGCTTTCGTGACTTCTTCGAGTTTCATTCGAGCACCTCGATTTTGATGAATATCCCGGGAATCTGCGCCCAGAACTTTTCGCACAGCTCCGAAGCGACAAGTGCGTCGTCCTTCCAGAATCCGACAGCAGTCATGCAGTCCTTGAGGAGCTTCTGCAAATTATCCGTGTCCGGCTTTGTCGTTCTGTACTCGCCGTCAGCGTGACCCTCTACTGGGAAGCACCACCGTGTTATCAGCCGAACTCCGCAGGTATACGGTTTATCCGGCTTATGCTGTGCCAGGTGCGCCGTGAGCTTCGCGCGGGCTTCCCTGAGTTCCGGAGGGTCGTAGAACACCGGCTTGCCGTTCCTGACGGAAACCTTGTGTTCCTGCGCCGTCACCGTCGGCGGTATCATCGGCAGGAAGAACTGCAATGAGGAATCCTCCAAGGGACACGCATAGAATTTATCGCAGCTAGGCATTGTGCAGCCCTCGCGGTCTGAATCATATGCGCCGCAGTTGTAACATTCATTTACCATATTATTACATTCTCCTTTCTGAGAAAAAAATTTGCTTTGTCAGGACAGGGGAAGGAGTCGTCGTGCGTAAGCTGTCGCACGACTACTTCCCCCCTGACCGGAGGGAAAGGGAAAAACCTATATACGTAGTATATAGATTTTCCTTCCCTCGGAAAAACTCGGTTTTTACCGACTTTTTCCCTCCAAAATGACGGCGGGAAAATCTCGACATTTTCCCTCGCACGGAAAGGGAAATTCTCCGACTTTTTCCTTTTGAGGGAAAGGAAATCATTTCGACTTTTTCCCTGCCTTGCCGTCCTCTACATAGAAGCCGCCGTGTTCTTTCAGACGTGTGCGGACTGTCTTTTCAGTCACTCCCATGTACTCCGCAAGCTCGGATATTCCGACTTCCTTGCCGTCCATACAGCAGAAGTTGAACGCGCTTTCAATAGACTCCTTACGCTCGTCCTTGCGTTCCTTGTCGGACTTTTTCTTGCTGAAATTCCGCTGCCAGGGCTGCGCAGGGGCGTCAAGCTGAATATCTTTCAGCACCCCCGACATGTCTATCCTATGTATCGGATAATCGAACCACACATTCACCGGCGGGAACTTCGGGAACTCTCGCAGAGTGCCCTCGATACGCCACGCGGAACGACTTTCAGCCAGCTTCTCCGCCGCCGATATACTTTCCTCCGCCTGCCGCAGGGAATCCCCCGCAAGCGCATTCCTGACGTGCTCCCGCATTGCCTTGGCCGTAACCATGTCGTCCTGTGAAATGCCGCCTGCCTTGCCGCTGCGGACGAGCAGGTCATAGCAGATATTGCACACCGCCTTGTTCTGCTCCTCCTTAATGAGCGCTTCCGGAAGCCCCAGCTCGATGAGGTCGAGAAGCGCGTCCGGGTCGCGGGCGAACACGCCGGAGCCGGAGGCTCTGTCCATGCTGCGCTTCGCTCCCTGCGCTCCCTTTGAGTGATGGTGGCAGTATATCACCGCGCAGCCAAGCTCCGTGCAGACCTTGTCGAACTGGTTGCAGAAGTGCGCCATCTGGTCGGCGGAATTCTCGTCGCCGGTTATGACTTTATAGATAGGGTCGATGATTATCGCGAGGTAATCTCGCTTTGCGGCGCGGCGTATCAGCTTCGGCGCGAGCTTGTCCATAGGCACCGACTTGCCGCGCAGGTTCCAGATGTCGATGTTCCGGAGGTTCTCCGGCTTCCAGCCGAGCGCGTTGTAGATGTCAGCAAATCTGTGCTCGCAGGAAGCCTTGTCCAGCTCCAGATTGACGTACAGAACACGTCCCTGCGCGACTTTCCAGCCGAGCCACTCCCGACCCTCCGCGATAGCCGCGCACAGCTCTATCAGCGCGAACGACTTGCCCGCCTTCGAGGGTCCCGCGATCAGCATTTTGTGCCCCTGCCGGAGAACTCCACCGATAAGCGGCGGCGCAAGCTCCGGCATGTCGTTCCAGAAATCCGCCGCGTTCTCGAAGCCCGGGAGGTCGTCGTTCACGCCCTCTATCCATTCCCGCCACTCGTTCCAGTTCGCCTTGCCGATGTTCGTATCGACGATGTACTGCCGGTTCTCGCCGCGCTGTACGCCCGGAATCCTCGACAGCCGCGAAGGATTGCGGTTCTGCGTGTCGGGCTGTAAGCCGTTCTTCTGGCATATCTGGTAGAGGAAATCCACCCGGCGGCGGTACTCCTCGTAGTTCTCCGCGTCGATTCGGACGATAGCGTGCAGGCTCTTTTTGCCGCTGTAGACCAGCGCCGCGACCGGAAGCTCCAGCTCGCGGATAATAGCGTTCTGCTGTTCGATGTCGACGTTGTCGCTCTCCACCAGGGCGTAGCGGAACTCCGTTACGTTCTCGTTCTTGATACCCCTGCCGTCCAGCGGGTTGAAGCGTATCCACGCCCCCGCGCGCGGGTTGTAGTCCCCGAGGACAGCGCCGACGTCGCCTCCGCATTTCGACAGGTGCGCGATGAGCTGACCCGCCGTGCGGTCGTAGGCGCCCTTGTTCGCGGGAATGAACCTGCCGTCCTTTTCGTAGCTCTGCATGACGTAGCCGACCTTGTCCTCCGGCTCGAACAGCGCTTCGAGGTAACGTATCATCTCCCCGGCGGGGTTCCAGTCGGCGGGCGGGTTTATCTCGCGCCCCTCCACCCAGTTTCTGTTGACCACGACATGTTCCTCCGGGGCTTCGTATGATATCTCGTCGTCCCAGTCCAGGGCGCGGCTTTCCGCGGCGGGCATTCCGCGCTCCTTTGCGAGCTGGACTATCGTCGCCCCGGTGACTGGATTTGAAGCGCCGTTGAAGCTCTCCCACTTCTTCGCGCACTCGCCGGAATGATAGCGGCTGTCGCTGCGGCTCCAGTCGTCCCACACGGAGCAGGGCAATCCCTCCTGCTTCAGCGCCATGCCAACGTTCACCCAGGTCTGATAGTCCAGCGACGCGGGGTCTATGTATTTTAAACATTCTGTTAGATTCATAAGCACCTTTCTTTCAAATTCGGAATTCGGAATTATGAATTCGGAATGAATGTGTCCCGCTCCGCGGGACTGATTTAAATTCGATACGATCGGAATACGTCCGCGACAGCGGACACCGAAATTCCGCATTCCGCATTCCGAATTTCGAATTATTCTGGCGTGTATTCCGCGGGAATTACGCTGTGCGGTACGCGCCAGCCGTTTGCCGCTATCCGCGTTATCATATTGCTCGCCTGCTGGAACGTCCATTCCCCGACGTGCAGGAAGCCTTTATTCTCCAGCAGGCGTATCTGCTTCGGGGTGGAAAGTCCTTCCATGCGGCGCTTGTTCAGGCGGTCGAGGAGCATTGCCGCCTTGCCCGCGTTCTCTATCTCGTTCGGGTAGATTCCGAACTTTTCCAGCGCGTCGAGCTGCTTCTGCGACGGCGGGGACATCTCCCAGCCGAACGACGGAACGTAGCCGGACAAGTCCTGCGCCTGTATCGACATCTCGAACTGGAGCGGGTCAACTAACGCGCGCTTGCGCTTACGCATTTCGCCCAGCTGCTTCGCGAGGGCTTCCTCCCGCTGAGCTACTACGTCGGTTTCCGCTCTTTCTTCGGCTTCGGTGATGTCCAGCGGACAGCCCGCCGCCGCGAGGTTCTCCGTCATTTTCTGCGCTACCTCGTCGCTCTCGCAGATGAGGTGCGCGGGTCTGCACAGCTCGTGCCGCTGAGTATGCCAGAGGAAGTCCAGCAGGAGCAGGTCTTTCTTGCCGGGGCTGAGCCGCGTTCCTCTGCCCACCATCTGGCAGTAAAGTCCGCGCACCTTTGTCGGGCGGAGGACTATCACGCAGTCCACGGATGGACAGTCCCAGCCCTCGGTGAGGAGCATTGAATTACAGAGCACGTTGTACCTCCCGGCTTCGAAATCCCGGAGTATCTCCGCGCGGTCGTCGGAATTTCCGTTGACCTCCGCCGCCCGGAATCCGCGCTGATTGAGGATATCCCGGAACTTCTGGGAAGTCTTGACCAGCGGCAGGAACACCACGGTCCTGCGGTCGGCGCAGTTGCGGAGCATTTCGTCGGCTATCTGATAGAGATACGGCTCGAGGGCGGTGTCGAGGTCTGCGGCGCGGAAGTCCCCAGCCTGGACGGAAACCCCGGTGAGGTCGAGGTTCAGCGGGATAGTCAGCGCCTTTATCGGGCAGAGGTAGCCCTCCCGGATAGCGCGGGGAAGGGTGTACTCATACGCCAGGGAATCGAACACCTGACCGAGATTCTTCATGTCGCCGCGGTCGGGGGTCGCAGTCACGCCGAGGACTTTCGCGCCGCTGAAGTGCTGTAATATCCGCTGATAGCTGTCGGAGACGGCGTGATGAGCCTCGTCTATTATGATAGTGTCGAAGTAATCCGGCAGGAACCGCGCGAGGCGGCTCTCCCGCATGAGGGTCTGCACGCTCCCGACGGTTATCCGCCAGAACGAGCCGAGGGAGGTCTCCTCGGCTTTCTCGACGGCGCAGTTGAGATTGCAGGCTTTATGTATCTTGTCCGCCGCCTGCTCCAGGAGCTCCCCGCGGTGCGCCAGAATGAGCACGCGCTCGCCGCGCTTCACGCAGTCCTCGGATATCTTCGCGAACACTATCGTCTTGCCGCAGCCGGTCGGGAGCACGAGCAGGGTGCGCTGTACGCCCTGCTCCCACTGACCCAGCACGGCGGCTTTAGCTTCGTTCTGGTAGGGTCGGAGCGCTATCGGCGCAGGTCTGACCGAAGGTTCGGCGGGGGCGGGCTCAAGTAAAGTGAGCTGATTTTCCATGCGCTATCACCACTTTCCGGGGGTGAATACGCCGGTGGGCTGATTAGCGGGGGCGGTCTGCGGAGCGTACTGCTGAACCGGCTGTGCGTACTGCTGAGGCGCGGGCTGATACTGCGGCTGTGCCTGCGGTGCGCTCTGGGGCGCGGTCTGCGGGACGTTCTGCGCAGGTGCAGATGAATTTTCAAACGGATCATAGAACTTCTTTATGTCGTTGGACTGCATATCCTCGCCGTTCTTGCCCTTCCAGCTGCGGACGGTTATCTTGCAGCGGCCGTGCGCGCCGGGGACGGCGTTCCAGTTCATGCGGAGCGGTTCGCCCTTGCGCTTCAAGCCGATTCCGGTGAAGAACGCGGAGAGCAGTCCCTCGCAGCGGGTGTGCAGGAACAGTCTGTGCCTGAGGTTCGCGGCGCTTCCGTCCGGCAGCGTTACCGCGAGGGTAACTATCGCCATGTTGCAGGGCGGGAGCTTCTCCGAACCGTCGTAACGTCCGCGCTCGAAGCCGGTCACGGTGAAGTCGTAGTCGCCCTCCGGGATTATCGTGAAGTCGCTCTCGCGGGATATTTCATCGTCCCAGCCTAATTCTCTTTCGATGATTTCTGACATTGTGTGGTGTCCTCCTATGAATTTTATCGGGAGATTTTCTTTCCTCCCTGACCGAGTTTAGCATGTAAAATACTGCATTTTACTGCAAAATCAGAACGGGTATTTCTGTTCGTTGATGAAATCAACAATCTGCTTCCACGCGCCGACCAGAACGCCGCTGACGAAGTCCTCCGGGTAGGCGCTTATCGGCATATCCTCCGGGAAGTAGCCCTTTGTCGCGACCGCCGCGCGAATCTGCTGTTCTGTGATTCCGGAAGCTGCCATAAGGTCTGCGAGGCTCTGCGGAATACCCGGCTGAACTGGCGCGGAAGTACTCGGAGCAGGTACCGTATCATTCGCAGGAATTGAAATCCCGTCCTGCGAAGCAGGACCCCTTAATTCCGAATTCCGCATTCCGAATTCCGAATTTGAAAAGATCTGCGCGATCTGCGCGTACTCCATCGGAATCTCCTCCGGGAGCCCGTAGCGGTTCTTGGCGTCCCAGCAGGGGTGGTGCTGGGTGTACATCACGCGGCGGTTGCCCTGCGCCTTGTGCTTCTTGCCGTCCTTGTCCGTCTGGACTACGACGGTCTTGTAGTTGCAGAACAGCACGATGTCCGCCCATTCCTTTATCAGCGGGGATATCTTGTTCGTGGTCTTGCTGCCGAGCTTCATTTCCCAGCGGTCGTAGCTGCCCATTTCGTCCGGCTGCTCGAACTTCCGGAGAGCCGCGTGCGCGGTCAGTGTGACATTTATCCCGGCGTTTATCACCTCGGTGAGCTTGTTCAGAAACTTCCCGAAGCTCTCCTTTTCGAACTCCCAGCCCTTGCCGTAGCCGAAATCCTCGATACCGGATTTGCCGTTCTTTGCGCAGAGGTCGGCTATACAGAGCTGCTCCGCCCAATCCACGGTGTCAATTACGAGGGTCGCGCAGGGGCGCTTGCTTATCACGAAATCCAGCTCCTGGAGGAGCATTTCCCAGCTTGACGGCGCGGGTAATCTCGCTACGTCGAGCTGCTTCGTGCTTCCCTCGGTGTCGATGAAAAGTGGGCTTGGGAACTGCGCCGCGAGGGTCGTTTTTCCGATTCCCTCCGCGCCGTAAATCACCGTTTTAACGGCGGTGTGTACTTTTCCGGTTGAAATGTTGAAATCCATCAGAATACTCCTTTACTCCAGGTTGCCCTCTGCGGGGCGGCGTCCGTGCCTGCGCTGGTGATTGTCGGCGCGGCTGTAGCGGCTGTATTTGCAGGCTGTTCAGTCGGCTTCGCATAGCCGTCCTCGATGATGATACTGCACTCGCCGCCGGTGCTGACGCGGGTCGCTATCACCTGCAAGCCCTCCTGCTCCAGCCATGCCCCGAACTCCGCGAGGGTCGCGGCGTCCATCTGCTCCAGCTTGTCCATGAGGACGAATCCGCACTGCGGGTTCAGCCTGCGGACTATCGCCGCAGATACCCGGAGCTGCTCCGCGCCGCTCATGCAGTCCCACTTTGCGCCGTTGTAGGTGAGCTCGCCGTCCTGCACGGAAAGTCCCGGCAGCGGGAGGTCTGCGCCGTCCAGCAGGGCGGTTTTCTGCGCACGGATATCCTCTATCTTCGCTGTCAGCTCGTTGTACTGCTCGCGGGTCTCCTGGGCTTGTGTGAGGGCGCGGTCGCGCTCGCGCCTTGCCCGGACTTTCGCGTTGATAACGTCGATGTCGCGAATGCTCTGCTCGATCTCGGCGGTGCTTTCGTCCGTGAGGTCGGCGGCAGACTTTCGGGCGGTTTCGGCTGCCTGCTGAGCCTTTGCGAGGACTTCCGCGGCGCGGTCGTACTCCTGCCGGGCGCGGAGCAGCTCCTGCTCGCATATATCGCGGTTCTGCCGCAGGCGCTGATTTTCGCCGTTCTTCGCGAGTATCTCCTGCTGACTGCGGAGCAGCTCGGAAATGCTGACCTCCTCGGCGGGGGCTTCGGGGTAGTCCGGGAGCTCGTCGGCGTACTTCTGCTTCTGGTCGGCGACCTGCCCGACGGCGCGGCGCTGATTATAGGCGTTCTGCTCCTGCTGTTCGAGGGCGGCGAGCTTGTCCCCCACGCCGATTATCCGAAGGAGGGTCTGCGCCTTTTCCTTGCTGGTCGCCTGCATGAATTTCGGCAGGTCGAGGGCAAGCTGCCCGATGAACTCGTTGAGGAGCTGCTGACCGCCTTTGCCGCCGTTCGGGTCGGTTATCTTGAGCGTTCCCCGGTCGCCCTTGCGCTCTACGATAAGCCCGTTCGAGAGGGTCACGCGCAGGTGCGGAGGAATTACCGAGCCGTCCCGCTGCGGCTGCGAGGGCTTGAACTTGTCGCCGCCCAGCGCCCACGCGATACCGTCCAGCACGGACGTCTTGCCCTGGCCGTTGTTCCCGCCGATGACTGTCAGACCGCTCTCCGACGGGGTGAGCTGGACTGCTTTTATGCGCTTTATGTTTTCGAGTTCAAGGTTGGTTATTTTTATCATGATTTGTCCCTCCAAATGTAGTCTAAAAATCCCGGGAGCATGGTCTGTTCGTATTCTTCGACCTCGTCCTCCCACTTTACGCCGATATAGTCGAGGACTTTTCCCCAGCCAACGGTGTACATCCAGTAATACCACTCACCGTAATTTGCTTTGCGGAGCCTGTCGAAGCGGTGCGGTCGCTTTTCAAGCTGGATTCCGAAACCGCACATCGAGCAGCCTGTCCGCTGCGCCTTTGTGGTGTAGTACTCGCCCTTTGCGTTGCATTCTATCGTGCCGTATATCTCCGGAACGGGAACGTTCAGTTCCAGCGCAAGCCTGAGTAAGTCCTGCCGGGAAAACGGCGCAAACGGAGCGCTCCGGATAGTGGTTTTCCCGTAGTAATTACAGCCGTGCAGCATGAGCGCTTTCTGCCGCCGCCCGCCCTCGCTCGCCATAAGCCCGAGATAGGGATAGCTGTTGTGAGATTTAGCCCAGTCGTCGCAGGGTTTCTCTTTTAGGTAGTAGCAGCACTTCGCGGACACCTTGAAATCCGGCTTGCCGTAGTTCACGCCCTCGTTTTCGTTCTCGTAGCCGCCGAACAGCTTCAGCCAGCGCTGTGAGAGTTTCATGCGGCTGTCTTTCTGCCAGCCGCCGTATTCTCCGGTTTCTCCGGTGATGATAGCGTGGCGGACGGTCTTGTTATCCTCTGTCGGGTTCTGCAAAAGCTCGATTTTCGTGGCTATCTCCTTTGAGAGAATCGGGAAGCCGAACTCCTTGATAACAGCCACCTTGCTCTTGATGGGCTTCACGTCCTCAATACCAAGCTGCTTATGTACCGCCTGCACCGATTTGTCCTCGAGAATGCTCGCGGATATCCCCGGCACATCGAGGTGGCAGTAGTCCCGAATGAAGATAAACAGCGTTATGCTGTCCAGCCCTCCTACTGAAACGTGAACGTTCGCGTTCCGGACATTGCACATCTCGTGGTAGTATTCAAGGACGCGCTGCTTTGCGGCTGTCTTCTTAGCCTCGTAGGGGAGCGCCTGCTTCTGGAGGAACGCCGCGATGTTCTCCTTGGCGTGTATATCCTCCATCTGTTCGTATACGTTTTTCACTTGACTTTTCCTTCTGCTCATGATATAATGAGCATGTAATACTTTGTTTTGCCGCTTCCCGAGTGCCAGCTCAGGAGCGGTTTTTCTTTTCCCATGAAATAACCGTCTGTGGTGCGCAGCCGAACCCGCGCTTTATATTCCGGAGCGAAAGTCCCTCGCGGTGTGCTTTGAGAATCTCCTCGCGGATATCTTCGGGGTAGACGTGCGCGCCGTATCTCCTTACAGGTACGTCTGTTTCGCTGACCCACTTGCGGACTATGCCGTGCGAGCAGCCTATCGCCTTAGCGCATGTCCTCAGGCTGTTTCCTCTGCGGTACAGCTCGACCGCTGTGTCTCTTTGCTCTGACGTGTACATTGCTTGTCCTCCTTTCTCCGAGGAATGCTCCCTTGAACGACCACACCATAATAATGCAGGTGACTGCCATCATGATGTCCATGCCGTTCATGGAGTAGCTCCAGCCGTTCGCGGTAGATACGAGCCAGCGCAGGTGGAAGCCCACCAGGGCGGCTATTGCGTAGGGTATGTACTTCTTCACGCCTGAACCTCCATAGCTTTCAGCTTCTTAAATCTGCGTTCCAGGTCGGCAATGTTAAGCCCCCAGGCTTCGTAGGCTATCTCGGTGTTCACGCGCTGAGCATTCCAGACCGGAGTGTTTCGCTCGGTCATTATCGCCAGAGCCTTGTTTTTCAGGCTCTTGATGGTCGCGGGCGCGAGTTTCCCGAAAAGTTCCCTGATGTCGCTGTTGGAAAGCTCTATGCGCTGGTAGTACAGACGTATCGCAGTTTCCAGAGATGTTATCTGCGGTACGCGGACGTTTGCTGATGTTGACGGCATTGTGTTCGCCTCCTTTCGTTATGCGGCGTGTGCCGCTCTCTGTGCTGCCCTCTGATCCAGCAGATACATGAGCGCCGCCGCGAATATTTCCGCCTCCTGCTCTATGACGGCGCTCCTCCATATGGAGTAATCCCCCCTGCTGCTCCGGACGTGCAAACAGTAGTGCCCGATCTCATGCGCCAGCGTAAAGCGCTTTTCTGCGCGGCACAGCGTTTCCCGCAGAACTACGATGGCTTCTCCATCGTTTGCGCCTATCAAGATAATGCCTTTTTCGCTGGGCTTGAGCATGTCAACGTACTTATTCAGCACTACCCCGCCTATTCCCAGACTGCGGGCAAGTCGGCACATATCCAGGCTGTCCCCCAGCTCCCGCGCGGCTATGTCCAGGATATCCGCAGCATACGCCACGATCTCCCAGCATGGCACCGTTGCGCCACGCTCCGGGTCGGACTTTGTTGCGTGCCGCTCGAATGCGCGTAAATACTCGCCTGTGAGGGGTGAACTATGCGCCATGAGTAACACCGCCTTTCAGTTCTTTTGCTGTTGATACTGGCATTGTGTTCACCTCCCATAATGTTCTTTAGCCAGCCGCTTAAGCTCTGCGGCGCCCTTAGTGTTATACCTGAACGAGGGAACCTCTTTGTTGCTGTATGGGGACTTGTCCATTGCGGTAACACCGTATTCCTCGGTTTTCAGTCCGTTCTGATTTGCAAGCCTGCCGAGCGTTGCCGCTGTAACCTTTACGCCAAACTCCTTCGTCCACATAGCCGCGAGCTGCCCAGCCTGATATGTCTTGCCGCATTCCGGAAGTAAATTTCCAACATCAGTTCCAGTAGCAGATTCGACTGCCTTAAGCTCCCATGTCTGCTGAGCTATCGGCGATAGGTCTTTCAAATGCGGGTGTTCCAGCAGCAGTTTCAGACGGCGGTTTTCTGCATTCATACGCATTGCGGCTGCTCTGTCGGCAGCAGCGCGTACCTTAATTTCGTTGAGTTTGTCCGTCTTGACCGCCGTGACCTCACCGGAACGGAGAGATTTCAGAAGCTTGCGCACCCATGCACGGAACTGCTTTGCCTTTTCAGTCTTAGCAAGCATTGTGACCTCGTATATGCCGTCCTCGGTGAATACGCGGGTGTTATACTGCTTTCCGTCAGTAGCCCTCAATTTGAGGGTAACTGAAAATTCCTCGTTTTTGAGGTATTCGTTGCGGGCAATTACATTCTCAATGCCCTTTCTGCCATTAGAGTATTCAAGGCAGGTGGCAATCTGATCGATTGTCATGTACATCTCTTTACTGTCCGAGTAGATGTCGCACTCGGTTTCTCCGAACTTGTCGGATTTGACAAGCTGTAAATTCATGCTGTTTCCTCCTTATTGTCAATAAAATATTCGATTGGCACTCCAAAATAATGTGCAAGCGTTACAATCTTATCTAGCTTCGGTACCGCCCTGCCTGTTTTCCAATCAGACAAAGTAGATTGAGATATACCAGTATCTTTACTGATTTTGTAAGCAGTAACTCCGCGCTCTTGTAACAGTTGCACAAACTTCTTGTACATAACGCCCCTCCTTTCGTGCAAATACACTATTGAAAATACTTCGGAATTGTGATATACTACTAATATCCCAATTAATCATATATCAACGGTTGGATTTTCCTGAGTGCTTTGCTTTTTACAAGTATATGATACTACGTTTTTTACGATTAGTCAATAGCAAATGCTTGGTTTTTTACAAGTACCGCTGATATTTGTTAGAAATTACAATAGGTGGGTCATTATGTACGAAAGATTTATGCAATTATTACAAAAACATGGTATTACAGCTTATCGCGTAGCGAAAGAAACAGGGGTCACACAAACGACCCTATCAGATTGGAAAACAGGCAGGGCTGTACCTAGAATTGCCACATTGCAGAAAATCGCTGATTATTTTAACGTCTCACTAGATTGGCTGATGGGGAAAGGGGAGATGATAGAAGAAGATAAATATTCTGTTTATCCTGATATTAAACTTGTTGCTCGTCATCTGGAGAACATACCGGAAAAAGACAGAGCAATTGTAGTTGAAGCTATTGAAAAAACTATTGATATGTACCTAAAAGCCAAAAATGGCAATAAGGAGGATTAATGGGAAACTCGCCGGATTTTCAAAAAGCGGAAATGCTCGCAAGAGAGCTACGTCTTATGCAGTCGTCTGACAGATTAGCACTGTATCCAGAAGAATTAGAGTTTGATAGAGATATCACTATTGATACCTTTGAACACTATTCTTCTGTTACCGGTTGTCCTATTGCTGCTATTACGCTTGGAGGAACGCTTCAAGACGGATACACAATAGTAATCGATAAAGGGAATGGGCTGTTTTCTTATATCATTTTATTTCATGAAAGAAATAGGGGTACTTGCAGAACAACATGGACTATTCTACATGAAGTTGGCCATATTTATATGGGTCATATGAACGACGGTCAAACGGAAGAGATAGAAGCACATTGGTTTGCATCAGAATTTCTAATTCCTATACCCATAATCTCAGAGCTTTTAAAGCGATTAAACACTGTCACGATTGATATGATTTGCTCAATTTTCCCTGTTTCAGTTAATGCCGGGTTGAAAAAAATCAGCAGTATGAAGCGAATGTATAAATGGTCAACGTATTTATACGAAGATTTTTCTTTAAAGTACAGCGATTCCATTGACGAATATGTAAATCAAAGGAATATGCAGAATATGTCATAA